GATCAACTTGTTTCTGTGCAGCTTTAATAGTTGTCTTAGACATTTCATTTAACATCTTAACATCTGGTAAAGCAGTCATAGCAGGAGATCTGCCATAGATTTCAAATGATGCTTTTAAGTAACGTGGAACAACGTATGGGAATTCATTAAAACCAGATTCAGAAATTTGTTCTTTAGAATCTACTTCAATATAACAAGATGCAAATGGCATGTTTGCAGCATCTTTTTTCTTAGGATCATATTTATCTCTTGGATAAACAACATGAAGTATTTCAACTTCTTCATAAGGATCGTTATTTGCAATACCTAATAATTTAGATGATACATTGTTTTCACCAAATTGAACTATTGCAGATCTAGCTGCAAGTTTAAATTTTCTAAATACTGTATCAATTCTTCCTTTATTATTTTCTGAAATATAAATTTCACCAATGTGTCTTGTTGAAAATCTAACAACATCATCTGGATCTTCTTCAATAAACATTGCAGCTGTACCAAACGTAATTAAGTCATGATACAATTCAAATATTTCTTGTTGGAAGTTTGATCTATTAAATGCTTCATACATTTTTTCTGTAGTGTCTTCTAACCATTCGTTAGCAACATCTTCATCCATCATGTCTATGTTTTTAAATTTTAATGAGAACCATGGTGTTGCAGGGTTAGTAAGCATACCATGAAGTGATGCTGATAATAATTCAACAGCATGTAGTGGAGAAGAATCAAATATTAATTCAGTTCTTTTATCTCCTTTAGATCTAGTCTTAGTTACATCTGCTTTTCTTGGCATCATGTAATCAGCAACTTCTTGCCAATGCGATTCCCAATTTTGACGTTGTGCTTTTAGTTTGCCAAATCTTTTTAAAAGTTCTTTAGATAAATCTGTTTGTGCCATTTATTTATTGACCAAGTAAACTTGTTGTACCTAACGTAGCACCTTGCTCAACTCCCATAGCACTTGTTAAAATTGTTGGTGATTTTCCTCTACGTCTTTTTTTTACAGTTTCTGTTTCAGTTGCTGATGTAGTTGATTGAGATACTTCAGCTGTAGTAGGTGCAGCTACTGGAGCAGGTGGTGGAGGTGATGGTCTAGATTGAAAAGGATTTGGTATTGGTCCACCCATATTATTCTCCTTTAGTTAAAGATGATTTACTTTCTAAAACAGTTTCTTTTACAGTTTCAGATTTAGTTTCATTATTAACTTCTTGTTTAATTTCTTCTTTAACAACTTCTGCGTAAACTTTTTCTACTTTCTTTTTTAAAAATTCTAATATCATATTAACTTCCTAATAAAGTTTTCTTTTCTACTGTTGCTTCTTCAAGTAATGGAGAAGTTAAAATAGTTGATGCTCTACCTTTACGTCTTCTTTCAATAGCAGCTTGTTGTTCTTGAAGTTCTCTTTCTTCTTCTGGACTTAGTTCTGCTTTAGGCGGTTCAGGCAAAGGTTGCACAGGTGGCAAACTTGGCATTTTTGGCGATAAGAATCCCATAATCAAATAATCCTATATTCGTTATCAGCTATACTTTGCGGAGCTGATTGTCTAGTGTTTAATTCTTGAAGTCCAACTGCGAGGTAACGCATAGCATCACAAGCGTGAGAACTCCAATCATGTACAGGCTTAGATCTAAACATTCTGTTTTTATCTATATACTTCCTGTGATAGTGTCTTAACGCATCTATAAGTTTTTTGCAACTATCTGTATCAATAAAACATCTTGGTAGTATCATTGTTGTTGCGTGGATACCATCCTCTAATGGAATCTTAGGAACTACTTTAAATCTAATTCCTAAAGAATAAGCCACTTCTCTTCTGGTCTTACCATTACTAAAATCAGTAACTTCAATATCATGGGGTGCATAATGATCTTTATAAATATAATCCTTACTCTGAATCACTTGTATGTAATGAGGTAATCCTTCTCCCTTTTCTTCATAGTAATCTATAATATTAATACTATTACCAAACTGTTGGAAAAATATAATTGCTGAATGATCTGACACTCCTAGATCCCATGCTGTGCTTACTGGTAAAGCAGGATCAAAAGGAACTCTAGTTAATTGTTTTTTATCTTCCATCTTAGCAATAATATCTCCATAAACAGAACCTTCTATATTGGCGATCCAATCGCATTCAAACTCTTGTTGAAACTTCTTTTCTCCCATTACTTTTTTAGCAGCTTCTAATTCGGCATCATCTACTATTTTAGTTTCAGATGCTTTAGCTTTGTAATGAAACCATTCTTTATCGCCTTGTGCATGTTGGAATAATTCATAGAAGTTATTGTTTGTTCCTTGTGGCGTTCCAATAAATACGCACCATCCTTTTCTATCTGATAATGCTGGTCGTATAATCTCTGTAAATAACTTACCCTGTATGTTTGCATACTCATCAATGACACAACCATCAAGATAGATACCTCTTAATCCATCTGAGTTCTCTGAACCTAATAATGTTATTCTTGAACCATTAGGTAAATCACAACGTAGTTCTGTTTCATTAAACTTAACTCCCGGTATTAATGTTGTGTATTGTTTCATGTAATCCCAAGCAATAGATTTAGCTTGTTTGAATGTTGGTGCTATATAAGCAAATCTTGGATTCTTGTTTGTTGATCTTAGAGCTGACATTAGTAGATGATTAATCATGCATACTGTTTTGCCAAACCTTCTGTGGCAGACTAATACAGACCATCTTTTCTTCATTAGTTTAAAATGTAATCTTGTCTGTTCTCTTCTGGGTAAATAAGGAATTTTATATTCTGCGTTATTTGCTTTTATAATTGTTTCAGTAATTGGCGTTAGCATAATTAATGAATAGATTTAGATTGGCTATCATTTATGATTGCATTCTCAATATTCAATAACATCATTAACCATGAACTGAATATGGCTGAATGTTCTTTGTCTTGGAAACCTGTAAACTTAACTGTTATACTATTATCTCTTTCAATAAATACTATCGCTTTGACGTTAGCATTATAATAGTCGTCATCATCTTGGTGCATAGTTCTGTTCATATACTACTAATAGTATTTTACTAATATATAAAAAGGTTGGTCAGGCAAAGGAAAAAGGGGTGGGTTGTTTATGGGGATAGGTGGTATTGTGTTTTGGATTTTGTGTGTGGTGAGATTTGTGGCAAAACTGACTATGGCTGTAAGTGAGTTCTCAAGTCCCATGTATATATATATTCATTTGGCGACAACCTACAGGTGCATAGGGGGGGTGCCAATGTCAAAATATACTAATGGCTATTTCTACAGCGTTTGATCCGATAACTTTTTATTATCACTTCAAACTATTAAACAACTTATAGTAGATATCCGACTACATACACACATTTTAATTTAACGTGGATGTGTTGTAATATTGCAACTATTTTTGTGTTATAAATGCAACACACTTACTCACACAATTAAAGGTTTTGTTTCGTTTATTGTTTTTAATTGGTTGCTTAAATGTTTTATCTAATACAATCTAAGGTTATTTCTTTTCTATATATCTTTTCTTTTTGTCTTCCTTTTCTTTTAATCGCATAAAATAACGCTTTAAAAATAAAAGATAATAAAATCAATTATTTAATATTTTTATTTATTTTTACTATTTACATTATTATTATTATAACCTAAAAGGCTATCAACAACAAATAATGAAAGGTAATAAAATGACACAAGTAAAAACAGTAGATAAAACAGAACAAGAAAAAATAGAAGCACTAGCAAAACATCTTGATTGCTCTATTGATGAAGCAATTAATAGTATGGAAGACTACTCAGTCTATACTGATCAAGAAGCTGATGAAGCTGTTTATAACTACATTAAAGAAAGCGTTTGTTTTTTTAGATCTGATTTTATTGCAGCACACGCTGAAGTAGAAGAAGAGGTTATAAAAAAACTTCAAGAACTTCATGAAAATAGCAACGAAGCAATTAGATCATTAATAAAAGACTTTGATCATTTTGTTGATGATGCAATTTGTGCTGATGGTCGTGGTCATTTCATTGCTTCATACGATCATGAAGAAAATTGTGAATTTATAAATGGAACTGATTATTACATTTATAGAAACAATTAATATATTGACAAATTGGTTATTAACAATAGTATAAAAATAAATATAAAAAATGAAAGGTGCAAAATGATAAAACAAATAAAAGAAATAGAAGTTGGGGATGTAATTGATTTAAAAAATCATGAACATACAATTTTGAGATCTCATATTATTTTTAATGATGTGGGAACAGTTATAAAAAAAGAAAGTGGAAACAATTACCAACATATATTTGTTAAATTAAAAAACAAATATGAATACTTAAACGAGTGGGATAATTGCCTAGTTTTTGATTCTAATGCTGATGAATTACAACAAAGCATTAATGGTAAATTTAAAATAATAAATAGAAAGGATGTATAATATGGATGTACTTAATCAACTATCTACAATTTATAATGATTGGTTAGATAAAGAAAAAATAACAGATAGGGGTAGTGCTGATGAAATTTATTTTGGCTATCCTAATTTAACTGATAGTCAAAAAACTTGGTTGTCTAACTTTATTGAAACTTGGGAACACGCTGAAGATTTTCAATATTATGTTGATAGACTTTTGCCAAAAAAAAACGAACAAACAAAAAAGGTTGCATAATGTTTAATAGATCAGACTTAAAAGCATTGATTGCAACAGCTCTAATTATTCTACTTGGCTATGCTTCAATGCACTTGCTAGTATATCTAGATGAATACTTTAAACTAACTAACTACTAACGAAAGGATATAACATGTACATTATAGATTATAAAACAAAGACTGTAGCTAAGTTTAATAAAAAAGAATTATCCAACTTTTTAAATTATTCTTACGATAAGAATAGATTTATATTTGTTGATAATAAACAACAAGCAAAGCAAGTTATTAAATATGCTATGCGATTAACTAACTAACGAAAGGGAAAACAATGAAAATAAAAGAACTAATTGAAGAGTTAAAATCTTATGGGGAAGACACAGAATTAGATTTTGTTATCTATTCTGGTAACGAAGATACAGACGAAGACGATACGCCTATTGAATATATAGGCGAGATTGACACATCATTATTACATGATGCAAATCCTAGATTGACAATAGGCTTTGAAATAGAAAACAAAAAACAGGAGGTGTAATAATGACATCAATACAACAACTAAAGGAACACATCATTAGAATGAATGATGAAAAATTATTAAATCAATTTGATTTATATAATAGCTTTAACTTGCAAGATAGTAAGGAAGTAATCTACTATAAGATCATTGAGTATGAATTGCATAGAAGAAGATTGCTTGAGCATAAAATAATGGAAGACGCTTATGAGGGGATATATTAAATGAAAAATAAAATAATACTTAGCACAGATGACGTTGTTCGTAATAGAAAAACATTAACCATTAAACTAAATGTATGGAAGAAGATTATTTCTTGTGCTGTACATGAAGATCTTACCTTGTCTAAGATAATTAACAAAGCCATAGACAACTACATCAAAGAAAACAATTACAACATTGATGAGATCTTTAAAAATAACTTAGCTGTTAATTATGAAATCCACAAAGATGATAAGATCAGAGAAATTGAATACCAATTTAATGATCAGTATTAATTACTTGGTTTTTCTGAAATTTCCCTTGTCTTAACCTCTTGTAATTCCTCAGCTTCAAGATCAAGGTACTGCCTCTGAAGTTCTGGACTATCAAGCCATGACACAGTGATAGTTTGTTTAACATTACTCTCTTGAGGTTTATTATCAGAGTAAAGATCTGTAATTTTTGTTGCAAGGAATTGTATGAACTTGGTTTTTTCTCTTGTCCATGCAATAACATTAGGATCAAGTTGTCTGCCACTAATATCTTGCATGTAAATACCAAGGAGTAAATCAACTAAAGTCTGAACGCCTAACTTTTGAGCCTCTAATATTCTACTCTTTGCTTCCTTGTTCTCTGGTTTTCTTAACCATGAGTGAAATTTGTACAAGCTGATCGGCAATACTTTTTGATCTGAAAAAATCTCGGTAAGTGTTTTCCCACTTACGAGTAGCTCTTCTACTGTACTCAGATCTGAATTGCTTATTATCAATTCGTTCTTTGATGTTTCTTTCGTAGTAATCTCTGACATATTCAATGGGTTTATCTTTAAATTGTTTTAAAGTACAGAGCTGTCTAAGCCTAGAGTCATGTGAATAATTTGGTTTCTTAAATCCACCTCTACCTGCTCTATCTTTAAAGCCGAAGTTATCTGTGTTAGCTCCACCATGATAGCGACATTTATAAATTTGTACGTTATCTTTTGTAAAGCTATTGGTTGGAAACCCTTTTGCTTGACAAGGTTTCCCGGATAATTTTGAGATACCCATACAGAATATTTTTTTAGATTGAAAACCAGCCATTACTTCTTGATAGGTTCCCCTTTCCAATTCAATCCATTACGTTTGTTGTATTCCACCTTTGCTTTGTATGCTGCTGATCTATTCTTGATTGTCTTTGATACCGCTGCTGTCATGGTTTGCTCTATAACATGCTTTGGCACAGCTCTTGCATCACGCAGCTCTTGCTCTTGTTGCTCTATAGCTTTCCTTATGTAGTATGGATGATAAGAAATACATTCTTTTAGTTCCGCCAAGGGTAGACTAGCTAGTTTAATTATCTTACTTTGTTTATCTAAAGATCTATCATTAACAATCTTATCTATTCTATCTTTCATTCTATTATCTATTAAAACTATATTATTAATATTATATTTATTAATAGGTATCATACTGATACCACTGAGGTATCTATCTGATACATCATGGTATCTATCTGATACATTGTTTACCAATAAAACAGGCGATAATGTGTATAAGTTTGTGGATGAAAGTCGTTTCTTGATAATAAGTTTAGCGTCAATCATTAATCTAATGCAACGATAGAGTGTCATGCGAGATAAGCCTACCATTTCCTTGATCTTAGAATATCTGGGATAACAGCTGCCTGTTTTAGGATTTGCAAAGCGGATAAGAACTACAAGTATCGCCAAGCATTTAGCCTTATGTTCCTCTGCTAAGCCTAGATAGCCTTGATGATTAAACAAACTTAGCGGTAATCTTACATGCTGATTATATTTAGCCATTATTTGTTATGTTTACATACCTTTCTATGTTCATCCTGTAATGATCTTAATTCAGCTAACCAATCCTCCTCGTAAACACCCTCTAAAACCGATTTAAAAGGCTTTAGACGCATGATCTTAAACTCCAATGACTGCTGACTCGTACCTATTGGTTTATAATATACAAGATATGCCGGAATACCTAGCTTTTCTGCGATAAATTCAACAACTGTGGTGTATTTATTGTACTTTCCTACATCATACACATTTTCTATAATAGCTAATGGTTGCCAACACCCCTTATTTGAGCATATTTCAACGCTATCTATATCAATCATGGCGATACCCTCATGTATCCTATGCCATTCGGAATAGTGATCGCCACTATTGAAGTAATTATATCTTGCCAAGTTCTACATCCTTTATAGCCAAACCTATTTGTCTTGCAATTTGTGGTACAATAGAATTGCCAAGAGCTTTTATTCTGTTGGATCTATCTTTGTCCAATTCATAGGATACCCCATTAGGAACTCCACAAAGTTCGGATTGAGTTTCCCACCATGTTTGTTGTCTTTCAAAACTTGTCTTGGTAATGAACTCTTCTGATCTCTGCTCTCTTTCCAAGTTGTGTTGTATGCTGCATCCTTGTAATCCCTTGACACTGGTGTTGGATACATCTCCACTGCATCCCTTAACTTGACTCCCCATCTCACACCCTTGCTGTTCTCTCGGAAGAAATAACCATTCTCTATCTGCACATTCTTCACTGCTCCACCCTCCACATCTGCTGCTCTCGGAGTTGGAAACATCTTCACTGCTACTGTTAATGGTGTTCCTCCCTGTTTGTATTTCTTTGTTCTCTCTGATGCTGAATCCTGTGTTGGAGTTGGATACATCTTTATCATCTCTGAAAGATAACCTGTCTTTCTGTTCGTTGCTGCTCTGCTTGGTCGCATTCCTTTGCGATCTATATGATCCATTGTTGTTGGAGTAGGCAACAATCCAGATTCGTTTTCTTTGATGCCATGCACCGATGCCTGAAGCTGGAATAATAATACATTGGCTTTTGAAACCTTCGTTTTCCAAGTCATTAAGCACCTGTCTGAGTACCATGCCTTCGTTGATATTAACAATGCCTTCAACATTTTCGCCAATAACCCATCTTGGTTTGACTTCTCTAATGACTCTAAGCATTTCATCCCAGAGATAACGATCATCTGCTGTTGATTTTCTTTTTCCTGCAACGCTAAATGGTTGGCATGGAAATCCTCCTGAAATAATATCTGCTGCGTATCTTTCTCCTTTGACATTTCTTATATCCTCCTCAATGTTAATGTTGTTCCAATATTTCTTTAAAACCTTTTGACAAAATTTATCTTTCTCTACAAAGCCAATCGTTTCAAAAAAACCTGTTGATTCTAAACCTAAACTAAACCCACCTATGCCAGAAAATAAATCAAGAAGTTTTAATTTCATTATTCTCTCTTTCTTTTTTTAATTGTAGATTAAGAGCTTGTACCTCTTCATTAAGACGATCTATTTCTTTTTTTAATACTAAGATCTTCTCTTCATACATCTCACAAACAATCTCAACTGTTAGTTCTTGATCAATCATATTAGTTCTCTAGTTTTCTAATGGATCTAACAACACCTTTTGGAATACATACACAATCTCCAAAATCCAATGTCTGATCAGAATTAAAACTGTATGTGGCAAAGGTTTTTATCCAATCTTTATTATCCTCATAAAGATAACCAATGGTTGTACACAAAGCAGGAACTAAATCTTTTAATTGTTCTTCAGTATTCCACGCTTCATCACAGCCATCAGAACTTATATCTAACCATTCAACAATTACTTTATCATAGTTTATGTGTTTCATACCATGCCTCATAAAAATTGTTTGGAGTAATACCAGTTAGCTTAGTTATCTTTTTCATAAAACGTGGGTGCGGTATACGCTGACAGTTTTTCCACCTTAAAAAAGTAACTGTGGGATTAGTTCCTTTTAATCCTAACTGTTCAACAGCTTCTTTGTTTGATAGATTATTTTTTTCTTGCCACTCAATTAGTTTATGTTTCATTTTTTATTACCTTTCTTTCTGTTGCCTTGCCAATCAAATGTTCTGTGATAAGCAGCTAATAGTTTTCTTATTTGTTTATTAAATTTACTTTTCATATTTACCTTTCTGTTTGTTTAGTATTGTTATATAAACTTATTGGTTAATAAGTCAAATATTATTATTGACATAAAGGTTATAATAAATATTATGCTTTAAAAAACTTGAAAGGTTTTATGACTATAAAAATAGACGAAGATAAGTGCATACAATATTATTCTAAATTAAATTTAGATCACAGTTCTCCAAGTCAAGAGGCTATGGATGATGCGTTGTGGCTTGTAAACTATTGCTACTGGGATCAAGAAAAAAGGCGACAGAAGAACGTGTCGTATAGAATGGTCGCTGGAATTTCTATTGGTAGAGCTTCGCAAAGATTTGCAGTGAAGTATTTCTATGATGCTGAAAAGAAAATGCTTAATGAAAAACAATCCTTAGATAAAATAATAGACGAAGAGCTTAAAGCATACTCGTCTTATCAGCCGCACAATGAAGCAGACAAGGAGCAACACGAAGATACAAAAGAATATTTAGTAAGCATGATTAAAACCACAGTGAAAGCCTTGCAAGATATTAAACTAGATGAAGAGAGTGCAGCCGAAAGATATTGTACTCATAAATTTGATGGATTGGTTTTACCAAAATTGGGGAGGATAGACTACGAAGATCGCAAGAAGTTTATAGAACTTAAGACGAAGCATCGTTCCAAAAGAAAGTCAGATACTAAACAAGGTTATTCTTGGATCAAAGGATACTTACCTAAACAGCCTGACATTAACCACTTGAAGCAAGTTGCCTTTTACTTTCACTCAACCGGTAAGATTCCTCATTTGCTTTATGTGAACCAAGATTCTTTTAATGTGTTTACACAAGATAGTTGTGAACAATTAAAACCTGACTACTTAAAGTTTCTTGTTGATCAAGATTTAAAGAAAGCAAAAATCAGGCAGAACATTGTATACATTTGTGAGGGAGATGTAAGACGCATGGCTCAATTAATTTCTCCGCCAGACTTTTCACATTATATGTGGAGAGATTTGCAACAAGATATGATTGAGGATGCTGCTTCTTTATGGAAAGATGTGTAGAAATATGGATATAAATTATTATCATAAACAGCACGAAAAGATTAGACAACAATTTAGGCATGATGCTATAATGCGTGAAATAAAAAAACGAGAGGATAAATTATTTAGAGATATGTTTATTAAAACAGTTTTAGTTTTAATAATAATTGTTCTTATAATTTATGTAATCAGCGAATGAAAATTATACTGACAATCATTCTTATGAATGGCAACGCACATTCATTTGAATCTAATATAGATAGAATTGATCCTCGTTTGTGTGATGCTTTATTTAATAAGCATACATACGTACACACAAGCAAGTTCAGTACAGCAAGAAACAAGACAGGCATATACTATAAATCAAAAGAGGTATTTGCTTATACTTGTAATTATAAAACAACATAAAGGTAACAATGATAGATAAAATAAAACAAGTAAATGATTTGTGTGCAGCCAATGGTTCATACGTTAATCAGCATGGAAAGAAAACAGTATCAGCTTGGTCAAAGATTAAATACTTTAGAGAAGTATTTGGAACTGAGTATGGAATAAACTGTATGATGATTGAACATACCGACAGATATGTTCTGATGAAATGTTTAATAATGGGTTACGATCCAGAAAGAATTATATCCACAGGTTACTCTAAACAATACAGAGATAAACCCGGATACATAGAGATAGCTGAAACATTTGCTATCACACGAGCTTTATCGTTCATGGGACTGATGTTACAAGACATCACTTCAAAGGAAGAGTACGAGGAATTAGATATTCCAGTGCATCCTATGGATATTAAAGGCACAACGTCAGCCAATAGTAATAGATATGATGTTGAGGCGGTACAAAAAATACTCAAGAATATTAATTACGCACCCCATACAGCAAAGCTAGACTTTCTATGGAGAGCTAACAAAGATCTTCTTGAGCAAATTAAAATAAACGATCTTAACACTTATCAATCAATCGTTAATAAGTTTGATAGTAAGCGTGATGAGATCACAACTCAAAATGAGGTATAGATGAACGACCAACCAAAGAACAAGATATATTTAAATCTTGTTCCTAACTTAAATAAAAAGCAAGGCGACAATCAACCAGTGATGGTGGCACCTAATTCTCCAAAAGCTCCTGAAGGAAAAAATTGGAAGATGAATGTGAACATCAATAATGAATGGTATGATTACTGTGCTTTTGATGGAACAGACATAGATGGTAATCCAACAGGTGGATACACTGTGATCTTAACTAAGAAAGAAGCGACACAAAACAAAACACAAGGTTCTTTTAAACAAGGCGGCTTCCAAAAGAAAAGCTTTGCAAATAACAAGAGCTTTGGTAATAGACAATACTAATAATAGGTAACACTATTATTCATTCTACCCTTGAGGTTTTACCCCTCGCCTATTCTAAAAAATATAGGCACCTTTCGTTGTTTTCCTTAAGGGTAGAGTAAACAACAAAGGAACTATACATGATTAACAAAGACGACTTTATTTCTATTGAAGAAAATATACAGAAGAAAATTATAAAAGAACGCCAAGAAGATTATGGCGATTATGAGGAAAACTTTGCATTACTTGCTGAGATGTTTTCCATTATATTATTTGACAAGATCAGAGTGGCACTAACACCAGAAGATGTTGGTCATATAATGATGGGATTAAAACTATATCGTTGCACTAAGAAATTTAAAGCTGATAGCTATGATGATCTAGCTATCTATTGCAAGATGACTAAGAATCTAAGGCACAAGGGTATTGCCAAAAAGGATAAATAATGGTAAAGGTTATTCGTAATAAAAACTGTGAATGTTCTTTTGTTTATACAGAAGAATTTGATAGTGCAGAAATCGCATCAGATCCAGCTGCCAAAGGTGTAGTGATTGATGTTAAGATTAAAACTATTAAAACAGTTTTTACAACGATTAAACAGAAGGATGATTTAGTTGGACAGACTAAAGATTCGTCTGCAAAAGATGAGAGATCTTCAAGAGCTTAGACATAGGAAAGCGTTGGAGTTCTTTCATAAGTATCAAAAGAATCTTAATGATTCTAAACGTTTGATATTTAAAATTGAGCAGACAAAAGAAAAGATAATGGCGTAATCATTATCTTAAATTATAAAACAACGAACAGTTGCATTGCAACAGAGGGAGAGGCATGACACCAAAAGAAATGTATAAGGAAATTAAGTTAAGATATTCCTTTAATAGTTTTTCAAATCTAACAGATAGAGAAAGAAAGATTTATCGCACAGGTTTTAAAACAGGATACAAACTAGCCAGACAATTTTTTAAATCAAATATTAGATACAAGCAAACTGTCGTTAAAGAAGTAGTTAAGTATGTAACGATTAATGATGTAGTTGTACCTGAGAATGTTAAAGAGATATTAACTATTGTTGCTAATCAACTTGGTGTAAATGTAAATGATATTACTGCCAAGACTAGAGTGCAACAAGCAGTGATTGCACGATCAATACTTATAAATGTTTTAAGAGATAAGTATGATATGCCATTCACAAAGATTGGAGTGATCTTAGGTAATCGTGATCACACTACAATGATCCATCATGTTAAAATGAAAATGAATAAGGAACACTTCTGGCAACCAGATCATATTATTTGGAATAGATACCAGTATGTAATGGATAACGTTAAGTAGTTTTATTTTTTAAAACCTGACAATAAACTCTTGTAGGCTTTTTTAGTTATAGTAGATTCTGATTTACTTCTTGATGTACCGGCTTCTTTACGTTTGTTAATATTATAATACAAACCCTTACGAGCCATCTTACCTTCTTTAGTTTTATGATATTTAGATTTATCCATATTACATTGACATTAAGGATTTACCTTTTTTCTTCACACCTTTAATCGTACCTTTGTTTTCAGATGCATAGAAAACAGCTTTACCTTTTTCTTTGCCATACTCTTTTTCCATGGCAGCTAAAATCTTTTTACCTTTTTTATTCAGTGGCATTAATCTTTAAACCTCTTCTGTAGCATATTTATGTTTACACTTTTGTTTCTTTAAGTACTCAATGTACATATTCATACGTTTATCATTTTCATTGTTATTGACAAGTGCTTGTTTCTCTTTGGCACGTACATTATTAAAGTAAATCTCATAGCAACTATGCTCTAAACTATGGCAGAAGTTTAATTTCTCAGCATTGATAACCCATCCACCTTCATTTGACATGTGTTCTTTACCACAGATGTGGCAGAACCCACAGGATTTAAGTATTGTCTTTCGTTTAGCCAAGACTAACTCTTCTTATGCCTAGCTGCGAAAGCTCTAGCTGCTTCTTTAGATCCAAACCCCCATGCTTTGAGTGCTAACTTTAATCTGGTAGGCTCACCACTTTTGCTAAGCAAAGATCCTTTCATGTTTCCAAATCGTGCAGCAAAAGAAACTCGTCTTGGATTTGTTCCAGATTTAACCGGAGCTTTTAAATTAGATCCTTCTTTTCTATTGAAGTATGCACGACCAGCAGCGTTCAATCCGCCTTCAGGATTCTGATACATTTTTTTAACCATTATAATTTCTCCTTAAAAGGATTAAAGTTGTCTTCATTTATCTTAATACATTTACATTGATTAAGTAAAGCACAAAATCCTGCGTACATTTTAAAAATACATTTGCTTATTTTATCTTTACTCATATAAACTTCTTTCCTTTTTTTATAACCTTTTTAAATTTAACTACACGTTTTCTTTTTATAGGTTCACCAACCAACCAATAACTTAATTTAATTAATAATAATTTTATCACAGTCTACCTTGACCAACGTATGCTTTATAAGTCTTGTGTTTGTTTACACGCTTAGTGTGTCTACCTCTTCGTTTCTTTGGTGGCTTTCGTATATGTTTATTTTCTAAATGTTTTTTTGCCATTAGATTTCTTTTTCTTCTTAGATCCTTGCTGTGCAAGTAAGGTAGGTTTCTTCTTACTGTACTGTTCAGAAAACATTATAGGAATTTCGTTAGACATTATTTTTTAAATATATCTAATGTTGGTTTAAGTCCATAGATTGCACCAAAGATACCTACGATTAACCATTGATACCATGATGGGAACTTACCAAAGTAATCAAAGAATAAATCTAATTTAGATTTAATATTAATATCATCACTAATGATTGCGTAAGATAAAACAATAATTGGAATACATACTACGATTAAAACAAACTCATCTTTCCAAGTTTTATCTTGTTGATCATATACATCTCTTTGATATTCAATCTCACCTTTAGCCATACGTTCATAGTATCGCTTCTCTGCCTCACTCTCTAATAGTTCTGATTGCTTATGATTCTTATAGATCTCAGCACCAGTTTTAAAAACAGTTGGTAATATACTCCACCACATATTAATGACAGCTCTTCATTAGGTTTGACAACTCTTCGCATCTGCTTGGTGTTTGTCTATACCACGCTGAGTTTAACATCTCTGCAGCTGCTCTACTATAATCATTATTCTTTAAGGCTTCAAACATTTTCTTAAACTTAGAAACCCCGGTCTTTCCTAATTGAAATACCATCTCAATGATTACTTCTTTAGCTACCAATGCAATGTCATATCCTTTAAGTAATTCTTCTGCACCTTGAACTGCAATATTAAAATCTTTTTCAAACAATGCTTCAAGTATATCTTTGTCATAGATAACGCCTTCAACAAAGTCATCTTCTTCTGTAAGTAAATGACCATAACCAATTGTAGCTTTGCCTAATATATCTAGGTAAACTTTGGATAGAAATCCTTCGTGTTTCTTTATTCTTGATTTAAGATCTTCGTACATTTTATTTAACGACTATCTTACCATCTTCATAGACATAGACAATCTTAACATTCATATCTTTTTGAATCTTAGATGGGGATCTATTTATTCTATCGTTCTTCTTGTGTGCGTATTTGGTATTTGATTTTCTATATGACACAGTCTTAACGTCATAGTTGCAATACTCTTTTGTCTTTGTATTGTAAGTTATAATATCTATTGGACCAACACCACCTAGTGCTGTGAATACCATAAGGTTAGGATCTTTAGCAAAGTATGCTTGTGCTAATGCCTCGCTGACTAAACCTTTGTCTGATTTCTTCATCAGTATTTTACCTTGTTGTTTTAGTTTTTGAATTGAAAGAAGCCTATGACTGAACCTGCTATGCTGCCAATGATTACTAGAAATGCTATGACACCTTTACCCATGCTCACATCAGTTCTAAGATCTTTAACTTCTGCTGTTAGATCATCTAATCGCTTAATGATTGTATCCATACGTTCTGTTGAATACTTCTCATAAGAAGATAATCTTATAGCAGTAGCAGATATAGGTTGCTTCTTTCTCTTCATACACCACCTATAGTGGTTGTGGATAAAAAGTCAATTAAAGATTGTAATTATGTGGACTGTTCTGCTGTTTCTATGCAATCAAAATGAAAGGATGGTTTGGTTTTTTCAAACTGATCTATTGGAAATATCTTATTCTGTTCTGCAATGAACTCATAACCAGCTATGGTGCATTCCCTAAAGGTATCAAACTTCTTACCTGTACTCATTACCTCTAAGCAATTACCATTTACCATTGAGCAAACAGTAAAGATTAATAAAAATTTCATTGATGGAAGTTATCTTAATATGTGGATAAGTAAATAAATATGTGTGGCATTTCTGCCACACACACTGTAAAGACTACTCTTCGTCTTCTTCGTCTTCATCTAGATCAAAGTCTTCGTCTTCATCTAGATCATCCTCGTATGATACGTGAGCATCATCTGGATTTATCTTTAGCTCAAGATCATCTAAGAGATCTTTAATCTCATAGATAATATCTTCAGCAGATTTTTTCTTTTTTGCCATAGCTAACTCCTATAGTTGGTTAGGCAGTGGCGAGATAGAGTTAATTGAATAATAAGTA